ACTGTTCCAGGTTTTGTTTTACTACCTTTGGTTGCTTTCTCTACTTTCTTAGCGTTCTTATCGGCAGCCGCACCCATCTTGTCTAAACCAGCAGACAGGTCTTTGGCTTTCTTTGCAGCCGCGTTAGCAAAATCGCTGATGCCATCAAGCCCTTTATTCATTATGTCTAAACCAGCCTTGGCATATTTACCAACGCCTGGTAGTTTAGAAAGAGCCAAAAGCAAAAGCCGAAGCGGTCCTGTTGTAACTTTCATAATAACTTCAAAGACCTGACCCACCATAGGAATGATTGCTGCAAAAGCATTTAATGCTATTTTGCCTGTTTCAATTACCGCTTTTCTAAAAGTCTCATTGCTTTTAAACAATTTAACCATGGCTGCTACCAGTAAACCTACTGCTATAGCAATTGCCACAAAGGGATTAATAGCAACTAGGCCGTTTAAAATTGCTTGTTGGATTGCTGCACGCTGCACCACCAGGGTATAAACACCGTAAGCGGTTGATAGGACACCAACAGTTATAGCAAAGGCTTTCACTTCATCTTGATTTGCTTTAAAAAAATCACCAATTTTTGTTAGAACAGGAATTAACAAATTAAGAATGCCAAGCAATCCTTTGAATGCTGGCATGAGTGCATCGCCAAGTGCTACTTTTGCATCCTCCATTTTGGCTTGCAGGGTTTTCATAGTGTTTGCGGTTCCATCAGCGGTGCGTGCATAATCGCCTTGCGCAAGCGCTGTGTCTTTTAAGATCAACGAGTAGGCAGCCTGTGATTTGATTGCAACAGGCAAAGTTCCGCTTGTGGTTTTAATTAAGCCCATGCGTAGGGCTTCCTCTTTTAATCTGACTTCTGAAAGAGCAACACCGAAGCGCTTCAAAGGTTCGGTTTCACCCGATAAACCTGAGCGCAAAGCAGTAATGGCCTGATCAATAGATGTGTTGTTAAACGAAGCCATGTCCGCAGCCAACTGCACAAGACTTGTCGACATCTTTTGGGCTTCACCTTGGCCTAATCCAAACGCCTGGAATAAGTTGCCGTAAGTTCCTGCGGCCTCAAGAGCGGCTTGGTTAGAAATACCTAAATTTTGAGCAGCGTTCTTTCCAAACTTCTCAACCTCGGCCGCGCCTTCGCCAAAGACAACTCGCACTTTAGATAAAGACTCAGCCATATTACTTGAAGCCATAATCGACTCTTTGGCAAAGTTAGCAATTTGAGAGGCCGCAAAAGTTGCTCCAAGAGCCGCGCCCACTTTTTTAAGATTGCCAACAAAGGAAGTCATACCAGCGCTGGCGGTTTTTACATTACTGTCTACGCCTTTTATTGCCGCTTCTGCTTGGGTTAGCCCTGCTTTAAGTTGAGTTACATCGGCTTGGAGTTGAATAAGGATTGGCGGGATTGTTGATGCCATCTATTAACTCCTCAAATACATTGCAAAAGCGCCAGTGAATGTTCTGTTGAGATTGCCTGAGTTCTTTAGGCTTTCTACAGCAGGGACAAGATACGGATATTTTACTCCTGATTTCCACTCGGGAACTCCCATTTCAACAGCGCGTGCATAAACCATCGAAGCGCCAACTTCTGCAACATAACTATTTCCAAAGCCAACCTTGCTACGAGAGAAAATAGATCTGCGCAAATTGCCAGTTACAACATTTGGACCAGGACCAGTTCCAGGGATGTGGCCTTGACCTCTTGGGTGAGTTCCTGTGTTTGCATTCTTTTTGGCTTGGCGTTCTACAGAAGCAGCAGCCATACCGATCGCATAACGAGCAGCATCATTTACTTTCTTTTCAGTCAAATTTAGCCCAGCAAGCACTTCAGCAAGGTTCTTTATTTCCACTACTCTCTCACCTCGCTTTGCATCTTTGTAACTGTTGCCGCTATCGCCAACAACCAATCAGCAGTTCCCGCAGGGAGGTTATCGACCTGGTCAGGGGTCCAACCACAGCGATCTGCAAACTGGAAGTAAGCCCACTCCTCATCGGGGTAGGTTAAATCCTCTCGCCTTTCACCGCCCTCGAGCAGCCACTTTAGGCGTTCGAGTTGTCGGAAGGCGCTTTTGGGTCTGTTTCGTTTTCTACCGTATCTCCTAAAGATGGAAACAGAAATTGTTGTGCATCCTTAGTTGCATCCACCAAAGCATCGTAATCTTTCATCTCTAACTCATCAAGGTTGTCAATCTTGAGAGCAGGTATAAGAAGGTCCAAAGACCAGTCCTCAATAAGCATCGCAATCAAAGCATCGCCCAAAGCAAGCGCTCGGGTTAAATCTCCGCCTTCAACATCTGCTGTTTTTAATACGCGTTTGCGATCTTTAACACGCAATGACGCTGGATCTTTCAGAGTTACTGTAGCCCCTGAAGGTAGTGTAATTTTCTTTGACATATTGCCTCCTGTTGGTTTGCCTTCCTTACATCATAACTTAAAAGGAGCAGGTGGGCGGAATGGCGGGAAGGCGTTCGCCATCAACCTGACCCCACCTGCTCTGAGGATTAAGCGTAGGTTCCTGACGCTTTCGCGTTCTTTAGGATCCACTTGATTGGTGCAAATCCACCTGTTGAACCAGCATCTGTTGTGTTTGCCTGGCCATTTAGGTCGATTGATACCTGCACAAAGTCTTCTCCGCGCTCAATCACGGCTGCTGTATAAGCACCCTTTGTGATTGTTGCTTGAAGTTGAACTTCCGCAGCACCTGTGCCGTAGTTCCAGTTAAGAACGATGGCTGGCTGAGTGTTGCTTAAGAAGTCTGTTAGTTCATCATCATTTTCCATGATAAATGTGATCTTGCCAGTTACCTCTAAAGGTCCCAAGAAAATGCTGTATGGGTTCTGAGTGTTGCTGATGCCATAAACAGGGCTGACAGAACGAGTCATGTCGATATTACCTGTCATTGCATTAGAAACAGACGATCCACCAATTGATACAGTTCCACGCCATACCTGTGTTGGCAACAATGTGCTAAAGGTTGGAGTTGGATCTGATACCGCTGATGACTGCCAGCCTGTTGTCTTGGTGTCATACTCAAGCATTCCGTCTGCGTTGAACTTCAAAGAGAAGTCTGAGAACTGGCAACCTGGATAAGAGCGAACATCTGCTGCGTAGAAGTCAGTCAATGTGTAAGAGATTGGCTGGTCATCTGCGCCTGATGTAAGGCTGTTCTTAAGAGAAATTGTGTGAGTGTAAGGCGCTGATGCACCTGTTGTGGCAACTGATCCTAGAAGTCCTGCAATCGCGTATCCAACTGTGTCGGCAAATACTGCTCCGCCAAAATCAAATGTTGAACGAGTGCGGCCTTGTAGATAGTTGTAGTTCACAACATTGGAGCCACGAAGCCCTGTGTCATAAAGCGCGTCTACTACATCGACAGGTTTAATGCTGTCTTTTGCTACTGGGATAAAATCTGTGGGTGCGACAATAGTTCCCTTGGTTGCTTCTTTAGCAATGCCGAGGTAACTTCTGACGGATTGTTGGACTGACATTATTCACTCTCCTTAGAGTCGGTGTCTGACGCGGCAGACTTGATTGGGGCTGGTGTTGGCGTTGCTGCTGGCTTTGAATGCCCTGGTGCTGCGCAATCAGGGTGTGCAAAACCTTCGGGTGCGTCAAACTCGTCACCTGGTTTCAGAGTGATCCCTAGCGTAGGGAACACACGCTCATCTGTTCCGTTGTATTTCAGTTTCATGTTGCTCCTTATGCTTGGATCATTTCTGTAACAAGGAATTCTATCTCAGCAAAGACTTCGGAAGCGCCCTCGTTGGTTGTCGAGACTTCTCCGTAGCGAGCGTTGATGGTTGGTTCTGCTCCTTGCCATACAAGATTACCTGTTGGATCACCAAAAGTATGGTCCGACCGTAATCGCGTTTTGATGTTGTCGATCAACTCATCAAAATCATTCATTACATCCTCTGCGTTGCGTTGCATCGAGTGGGTGTAAACCTGTAGCACTATCGTGTAATCCACACGCTTCCAGCCGTTTGTTGCGCCACCAATAGCCAGGCGGTTTTCTGTTTCTGCCGCTATGAAAACAATGGCTGCCGAGCGAGTTAACTGGCCAGGCTGTGAATTGACCTGATAGTTAATGCGCTTGGGAAAGGAAGTGAAAACTTGGTTCAGGTTTGTTATTGGTGGGTTTGAAATAAACGCAGCGAGCGTGTTTCTGACCCCTACGCGGCCCGCCATTACCTGATCCTGCGGTATTTATCGACCATGTCTAGCGCCAATCTGATCTCTCCACCGTAGCGAACTGCCCCAGGCAGACTCTGTTGTGGTTGAGTTGTGATGTTCATGGTCAAAGAATTGTCACCACGGACTTTAATAAAGGCTGTAGTGATTAAAATACAGGCTTGCTTAATTGCGTTAGGCATATTACTAATGGTTGAACCTGCCGCGTGGGTATAAAGCAAAGGCGAGGATAAAGTTACAGTTGTGTTGCCGTATACATAAGAACTGCTGACATACACGGTTTCGCTGTTGGCTCCATCAATAATACGCAGCATTTGGCCCGCAACAATTCCCTCGGATCGGCTTACAACAAGGCTTGATGCCCCTGCGGTTGCGCTCACGATTGGGTTGTTTACAAAGCCAGCCACATAGGTGTATTTGGTAAAGATCTGTTGAGTTGGTGATCCACCGCCAAAGGCCAAAGGACCCTGGCTGGACCAGTTAAGAGCCATCGATGAGATTGGAATAATAAGTTGTTGGTTCTCAAACCAAGCGTTAGAGCAGTCGGTCAAAGCCGACAATAAGCCAGGAGTGGGGCCGTAATAAAACGACTCTAAAGAGATCACAGGGCTTTGGTTCGGGTGCAAGGAGATGTATCCCTGCGGTGTAAAACGAGTGCGTTGAGTTTCTGTTTGGCGATTGGCCACTAAGTTTTGATTTAGATACTCATCCATAAAGGATGAAGCGCGGAGAATGACTCTATCCAACTCTGCGTCTTGGGCAGCAGCGTTTCCACCAACTACTAAGTTGTCGTAGTCAATTGAAGTGGGTGCATTTTTATACTCGGCTGCGGTCAAATATGGCCGCTCGGAGAAGGTGTCGAGTGTTACGCCTGTTGCCATTTATTCCCCATCTCGCGGTATGTCCATGGCTTCAACACCACAACGCCCGCATTTGCGAAACCAACCGTTAAAACCACATTCTACGCAAGTAAATCCTCTTTGGCGGTCGCCTTGATTATACGGATTAAGAGAGGCTTCAAAGAAACCCTCTGCCTTCATTGCTCTTGCTGCGCTAGGACTTTCAATATTGTAAATGCCGCCACGATCGGGAAAATAACTTTTACCGCCTACTACCGTTTCTTTTACACCACGGTCAGGTGCTACATATCTGCCCATTTTGATCCCTTCCTGCTTTGAATAAAGAAGGGTGCGCCCTTTATCTGACGCACCCTCCTTTGTTATTCAATTGTTATGAAGCGCGGATACCTGAAACTGCGCCATTCCATGCTGGAGCGGTGCAGAAGAAGGTGCCACGGAAGTAAGTTGAGAAGTCATAGGTGAACTGTGTGACAGGCCATTGAATTCCCATGTAGTCCTGAACGAGGAAGTTCGCCCAAACATCTGACACCTCTGTGTCAGGGATTGGAAGAGTCCATGAAAGAACTGGAGCAACGCCCTGGTTGAGCCATGGGTGAACCATAAGATCAACAGCCTTGCCTGTTACTTCGTTCTGTAGACCAGTTACAACAGAACCGTAAGTGGTTCCGCCTTGACCTGGATCGTTGATTACCAAACGGTAGTTAGCAGTTGATCCACTCTTGATTGCATCAGAGAGTTGCTTACGGTCGTTTCCGTTTAGAAGCACAACATCAGGATCAGCCTTTACTGACTCGTATAGGCCAGCGAATACATTCTGAAATTCAACGCCTGGGTTAGCAGTGCTGAATGCAGAGTTGATTGCGTTGTTGAAACCTGAGTTAGGTCCTAGAACTGTTGGAAGGATGCCGTCATAACCTGTTGCATAAGCAGAAGTGTCTGCGTTTGCGCGAGATGCTGCTGCACCTGATGTGCTGAAAGCAAAGTTATTTGCTGGAAGGTTGGTTGCACCTGCGCCTTGAATGACAACAGTTGTTCCACCCTTAACAGTTCCTACATACTTGCAGTTTGCAGTTCCTGTTGCTGTTCCAACATACACATTGTAGCCAAGTGCACCAGTTGATCCTGTAAAGGATACTGAAAGCACATCGCCTGATGCAACGGTCTCTGACGCAACAGCAGAAACGATTGACTCGCCAAAGCCGTTCTGTGAGATACCAGCATCTGCTGTGATGTAAATGTAGTAAGTGTTAGCAGCAAGGGCTGTTTGTGATCCTGTTGCTGCTGGAGATGATGCGACAAGTGCTGTAGGCGCAGCAATTGCACCTGAGTAACCTGAAGCAGTTCCGCGTGCGAACAACATCATGCGCTCTTCCATCAACATTGTTGCATAAAGTGTTGATGTTGATGACAACTGACGAAGGTCCTGGTATCCAAGGCCTGAGAAGTTGGCATCGAATGAAACCTGATCAGATAGAGAGTATGAGTTGTATGGCAACACTAGATCATCGGCTGTGTATGAGATCTGTGGTCCACGCTCTAGGTATAAAGCGTTTGCTGCACCTGGCGCGAAGTTGTTCTGAGTTGTCTCAGTAATACCTGGCCAAATGTTGCCTTGTCCACCAGTTCCAGTTCCTGTGTAACCAGTGATGCGCTTGACACGGTGTGATGTGCCTACGCCCTTCTTGCGAGGGATACGGTTACGAAGTGGAGTTGGGCGTGGTGTCAGCAACTTAGCAGGTGCTTCTAGGTCAAATGCCGCGAAGGATGTACTAAGAGGTGATGTAGTTGTGATTTCTTTTTGAATGTCTTGCATCGCTAAGCGTTGTGCTGCGAGCGCATTCTGAAGTCCTGCTGCTGCATCAGCAGTCAAAGACTTTGATGCTGCAAGGGCTTCCATTGCTGCCATTGGATCTTGTGTTGGTGCTTGTCCTGGAACATGAGAAGCGTTAGATAGGGACTTACCGAGTAGATCGGTATACTCCTCCATCTTTTGCGCTGCTTCAACAGGTGTTGCACCGTCAAATAGATCGGCAGCCTTTGGCATTTCTGTTGCCATTGGGCTTGTTCCTTTCGGTAGGTTACTTGTTATCGGCTTCAGAGGCCTTTGCTAAGAATTCCTCAGCAAGTGTCTTATAGCCTTTAGCAAGCATTGGGTCGGTTGTTGCGTTTGCTTTCGCTTTGTAAATGGCAGCCTTTGTTAATAAGTCGTTCGTTGTTTTCACATTGATCGGCTTGGCTGTTCGGCTTGGGCCACCAGCCACTGCGAGAGACTTGGCAAGTTCCAACTCAGCCTCTAAACCTACCGCTTTGGAAAGTGCTGCCTCTTTTGCAGCAACTAATTCCGCGATCTCTGATTTAAGAGATTGTGTTGCACTCTTGACCACCTGCTCTACGATGGCTTCTACTTCTGTTGGATCTACATCCACAGAATTCTCTGTTGTTTCTGTTGCTTCGGCAGCAGGTGCTTCCTCGGCTACTTCCTCAGTCTTTACTTCAGGCTCTTCACCTTCGGCTGACTTTGGAGTTTCTCCTGGCGCATACATCTCAGCAGTTGTTACATGAGATGGCTTTGCGACATTAGCAAAATCGTTAGTTACAGTTAAACCGTGATCGGTTCCTGGTTGGTTACATCCGCACTCAAGACACTTAGAGATGTCGGCAGACTTTTCTTTGTCTTCATCATCAAGGTGTGCGCCCATGTATTTATCAAAACAATCAGCAGCAAATTCCTCAGTCATGCCCGCTTCTTTACAACGCGCTTTGAACTCTGCTAAGGACTCACCCTTCTTTGGTTTCATTTCTTTTTCTGTAGGCTTAACAGCCAATTCGATTTCTGTTTCTTCCATGACTTCTCCCTCTGCTTTTTCTCCTTCATACCATGCATGGAGATGCATAACGGCTTCAAGAAGGTGTCCAATAGATTGTATTTCATTGTGGCCTTCGCGCATACCGTTTGCTTCAACTGAAATTAAGTTAGCAAGGGCATCGCGTGCGGCTTCATACTGTGCTTTATCAAACTTGAGAAGGTCCCCGATGGCTTCAACAGGAAGTTCGACTGTATCTTTCATTAAGGTCTCCTCTGACTTGTTCAGCGATAGTAAGTGTAGGGCAGATTGTAATGCTTTGCGGAGTTCTACATCGGTAGATTTCTTTTTCTTTGGTTCTTTCTTGTAAGTTCCACCGCGCTTCTTATACTCGCGCACGATCCAAGCGTTGGCTACGGCTGATGGGTAAACATCAAACTTATCCTTGGCCTCATTCTTGACGCGGTTATAGAGTTCTTTATCGGCTGGCTCATAACCTTCTCCACCTGTGTTGATGCTTTCGTAGTTTGGCTTGGCCTCTTCCTTGTCGATGTATTCCTCAACCTGGATCAGGCTAGATTGACCGTCTACGCTTTTGGCTAGAACCAACTGGCAGTTTGGGTTGGCTGGGCGATCTACAAGGGATACTTCAACAATCTGTCCATCAACAATACGGCCGTTTGCAGCCTTTGTATCACGCACAACGCGTGGTGATTTAATTCCAATTGAGAAGCCACGCAGGACTCCTGCATCTACTTTCTTAACGCTTACTGGATCAACAACATGGGCCATGATGTAATGGCCGTCTGCCTTTGCTTCATATTCTTTTGCCACTCCCGCAGCAATACTTGAATGTTGCTCGCGGATATTTCCACCCGACTTGAACCAGGCTGGCATTGCACGATCTAGCCACGCAGCGTCACAAATCTGCTGATCAATGTCAACGGAGTCATCGGTTGCTTTACCATAAACCATCAAAGTGCCATCAGGCTGACGGTCCGCCTTTTCAATACTGAAATACGAAGTGGTTAGATCATTCACCGTTGATTTCTCCTTGCTTTCTTGTTGTCTAAGAATACCTTTAGCCCAGGACCATCCTGCATCGCCACCCCAAAGTAACCAAGCGATGTAACCAGCGCTGTCTACTCCCCAACCTTCGCCTTTCTTATCCACCTCGTGACGGGCAAAATAAGAATTCATGCGTTTGATGGTGTCTAATGATAGCGCTGCGCCATTCGATAAATCTCGAGCGCGGGCAACGCCTACTTCTGTTCCGCCTCGGTTGTGCTTCTTGCGAAGTTCAAGACCGCGTTTGGCATTGGCTCGCACCTGTTGTGGTGGAACAAATCCATCGGCCATTTTGATCCTTATCTGTTGCGTAGTAATACTTTAGCAGGGTTATCTTGTCGGAACGCCTACAAGTGTCGCGCCCATAGGCATTTCATCACCGAAGTCAGGAATGACTGGCAATAAAGCGCAGCGGCAATTGGGATGTGCGGGCGGTTGGGTGTCACCCGAATTAAAAGTTCCCCCAATAGGCACTACTTGGTTTGCGTTTTGAGCGCACTTGTCGCAGGGATCAGATACCTCCCATTCCATCTCCATGATTTGCATTTCTTTGTAACGGTTAACCGTTGCCGCAGACATGGCTCGGTTTTGTTCGGTGATTGCAATCATTAAAGCCCGAGATGGAGAGGCAACATTGCGCCTGATTAATTTGGCTGCTTGATTGGCTGATAAACCCTGCTCTAGAGCATCAGCGATTGAATTACCGATGTCGTTAACGGTTGTGTTGGTTAGTTCCTTTAGGGTTATACCAAAACGAGCCAGGAAGCGTTGGAAGGCTTTACTTGGGCGAAGTAAAAGTGCCGCAGCCTCATCGCCAGGACTCCATAAAGACCAGTCAATAAGATCATCATCGGCTGCCTTCTTTGCTAAACGCGCCCTAGCAATTGCATCATCAGCAGCGGCCTCACCCGTAACCCAGCCCTCTGCATAAACGCGTTCTAATACTCCAATAACGGCTGTCATATTGACCCGCACATTCAGCATGACCCATGCGCGAGCGCGGGCGCGATCTTGAGCGCGGTTGCCTGAAATATTAGGTTGGGTTTCTAAATACCAACCATAGATCCGCTTAAACTCTGCCGTTTGTGCCAACGCTGCTCTGATTTTGACGGCACTCTTTGCAGCCATACGCCCATCGGCTAACAAAGGCCCCCACTTCATGACAGGTAAGCCTTGGCGAGCGCTTTAGCGCTTTCTAGATCTCCTTCGTAAGCGCAACGGTTCAAAGCATCACCAACAATCGGATCGAGTGCTTTGAATTCAAATAAGCGAGCGCGTTTACCTTTGTTTGCCCACTTCATAAAGGCTTTTACTTCGGCCTTTGTTTCGTTGTCGATCTCTTCCTCTTCAAGAATGCCTGGTTCCTCTTGTGGTTTTTCGCCCACTTCGGTTACAGGTTCAATTGGACTTGCATTTGGTCCCGCAAGAGCAGGTGCTGTCGAGGCAGTTGACGCATCAATAATTCCGTCAGGGCTAAACAAGAAGGTGCTGGCCCCAGCCATAAGGATTGGCATATCGGCCTGTGGTGTATCAAGCAAAGGAAGTCCTAGTTCGGAACGACGCTCGTTGATTGTTTTGCCACCGCTTGTTACTTCGATTTGGTTCTTGCGTGCGTTGGTTTCATTATCCAGGCGCTTTGAAGTCATCAACTTAAATTCCAACTCTCGTGGCATACCAAGGTATGTGTAAGAGATGTTGGTCAGCATCTTGCTGATCCAGTTAACCAAAGGCTGTGTTCCGATAGCCTCCGCGCTTTCAGCCCGACCTTCCTCGAAACCAGCGCCTCCCAGCCCGCCCTTCGGTGCGAAACCGATCTCGGCTGGTTGAACGCCATAGTGACCACAGATAGAGGTGATCAAATAATCATCAAGAGTGTCTTTGAACTTCTCGCCATAGGCTTCAAATTGAACAGGGGTCATACCTGCTGGTAATAAGCGCAGACGCTTACGCTGTTGTGTCTGACCTGCTAGATCATCGTTGAAAATGTTCTCATAGGCACGCAATAAGTCAGGGTTTGTTCCCCAGTTCTCATCGGTTGTAAACATCAACTCGGGTAGAACGCCATCGGTGTATTCGGCTCTGATCCATTGCTGACGACGCAGGTAAATGTCGGCCAAAGGCAACGCTCGCTCTGTTGGGCTAAAGCCATACACGGAAGTTGTCCTACGGTTGCGGACCATATACTGCAAATCATCGGCCGTGAATTCACCATCGGCACTTGGATCATCATCGTTGGCTGTGAACTCTGCGCGAGGGAAGCCATAAAGGATCTGCTGGAAGGCTGCGTTGGGCGGCATAGGGCGCATACCGCGATCATCTAAAAGCGGCTTAATAGTTGAGCCATCCAAGATTTGAAGGCCGTATAAATCTCCACCAACAGAGCGTTGTGGCCAAACAGCCCAAGCATCAATTACAAGTATCTCTTCAAGCGCGGTCATTAACCAGTCAGAGAAGGTCAGACCGTTTGAACGGTCAGGGTTTTCCCAAAAGGTGCGCATACGGTTGATCTCGTCTGTGTATTTTTCACGAGCCTTAGCCATAGCGCGAACATGGTCGCCACCTGAAGTTGCTGCAATCTTTTCTGAAGCGTCTGTGCCAAGAACGATGTCCCAATCAAGGCCTGTAACTTTGTTTTTAATAACTTCAATACATCTACGAAGGATGTCAATCTGATCAGCCGAAGCACGCAGGGTCTTAAAAGGAACCAGGCGTGTTTCTGTAACATTTATGTTTTGCGCAACCTGGTATTCATAACGACGAGGATCAGGGCGGCCATCCTCACGGACAGGGTTGATTGCCCCTGGTGTGATCGGAGTGCCTGGCCCAAATGGAACAGTCGATAGCCAAGGGTTGCGAGGTAAAGGCGTGGAGTTGCCATAGTTCTGCGCGATTTGGTTCAGCGCATTCAAGCGCATCTGTTGTTCGGTCAAAGTAACCGATCCTGCTGGCAGGTTCGGAGCCTTTTCTGTTTGGCCTTGCAGTAGTGCTTTTGCGATACGGTCTCTTAGACCCATGTGTATCTCCCCTGTAGGTTTAGCCTTGGACCACCACGCGGTATTGGTTGGATGTTGGTGCTACTGAGAACAATAGCGTGACTGCGGTGGTTGTCGAATGTTGGACATCGCAAACAACCTCTGCATACGGTGCTGAATTATCGTAAACGGTGACCTGGACATCCTTGGTTCCAAGGTTGTGTGAAATTGTGTAAGAAGTGGCTGATCCATCGCCAACATTTGCCGCATATTTCTTGACGACTACCGTTGCATCGATGTCAAAGCCGCTGGCTCCAACGGTTAATCCGCCACCTGCAACCACAACGCCTGTGAAGTTTGTGCCTGTAAGCAGGACACCATTGCTGGCTGTATAAGTTCCAGCGCCTGAGAATTGCTCCCAAACGATCGGATCTGTTCCAACTGTTGTGACCTCATCAACCTGCACCCAGCCTGTATTTGCCAGGGTGGTTCCGTTATCCACAAAGGTAAAGTCGCCGCCAGCGATTTCAACTGCGCTGTCAAAGTCTGTAGCACGAGTTAAGACCCAGTTTGTGGAACCGCTACCGACTGTTGTGAGGGTATAGATACCGTTCTGAGTTGTATCGGTCTGAAGTCTTACCAAAATGCGAGAGTTGATTGGCGGGGTTGTGCCGTCTGTGCCAAACGCGGCTTGTGTTCCTGCGTTTGTAAGAGTTGCGCCAACTCCTGAGGTTCCGTTGCTATAGGTAGCGTTTAGGTTTGCAGTTGTTGCAGCATAAGAAGCAGCGTGGATGTTTAAGCCTTGGGCTACATCATCTACATATTGCTTGTTAGCCGCATCTGTTGATGCAACAGGGGCAGCAAGGTTTGTAATCTTGTAAGAAGCAAGTGAAACATCAGTTAGTGGCGCAGCCAATGCTGAAAGGTTGATTGTGCTGTGCGCTGTGTTGTCATGGACAGGAGTTCCGTGGGTGTGATCGGCTCTTGCGACATTCGCACTTGATCCGTTGCCGCTTGAAGCGCCAAAAGAAGTCTGTGCAGTAACGCTTCCAAAGTCAGGCATCTCATGGACATGGTCTTCACGCGCTGGTGCTGATCCAGTTCCTACCGCACCGTTTCCATCGATAGCCAAAGCCTGAGGTGTTGTATTTGTGAGCGCTGGCGTTCCGTGAGTGTGGTCTGCGCGTGCAAAGTTTGTAGAGGAACCGTTGCCGCTTGATGCTCCATAAGATGTTTGAGCAGTTACGGTTCCAAAGTTATTGATCTGTGTCCAGGTTGTTCCATCATCAAAATACAACAGGTAGTTATCAGTTGCGTAATACAAACGGCCCGCTTCACCTGCGGCAGGGCGAGCAGATAGCAGTCCATAAGTAACTTGCGCATTTGATTGCACGCTCTGCCAAGCAGTGCCTGTGTAAAAATACAGTTCGTTATCAACGGTGTCGAAGTAAATCTGACCAGCAGTTGGCGATGTGGGTGCTGTTCCTAAATTCTGAACAACTGCATTCTGCAATTCATTCTTGTTTAAGTCTATTGAGACTAGAAACTTACGGGCCATATTACATACCACCTAACATAAACGAAGGAACGAAACTGGATGCTTCAATCGTTACAGATCCGCCTAATGAAACCGCAGTTCCATTTATCGTAATGCTTGAATTGGTAAGACTTGAGTTGCCAATACTACTAAATGTATTGGATGAACCTGACATGGTCTTATTAGACAGCGTTTGCGCTGTTGTTAAATCTACTGTTGTTGAGGTGTCAATTGAGAGCGTCACCGCACCCGATGAACCTCCACCTGAAAGACCTGTTCCAGCAGTAACACCTGTAATGTCGCCAGCGCCAACATAAGGCAGGGAATTCCACGCGGTTGATCCATTACCACCTTTAAGTAAACCTGTGTCTGTTTCAAAGCCAAGTTCACCAGCAGATAAGACTGGGTTTGCAGAGGTCCATTGCGCAGCAGTTCCGCGTCTGATTTGTATTTGCGTTACTACGCTCATGGTGTTCCTCCAATAAATGTTTGAGTTGCAGCCGTGGTTGGATCGCCACCATTGTAAGGGGCAATACTATCAAATACGCCCGCATCTATTTCTGTGATTGTAGCGCTTACAGCAACCCAGGCGGTTCCGTTGTAAACCTTCAAGCCTTCGGTTGTGTTGAAATACAAATCGCCTGTGCGAAGCGTTGGTGTTGAAATATCCGTTGCGCTCGCAGGGACATTAGTTGGGGTTAAGGCTAAGCGACTCATATTATGTAAGCCGTTCCAGTAAATGCGCTGTTAAATGTGATGATCATTTGATTACCCGAAGGATAACTGAAAGTTCCCTCACATTGTGTTCCCGCGCTGTCCAAAACCACGGCTGTTGGTTGACCGTTTAAGTTGTGATTGATCGTCCACACCGATGCTGGTGTTGCTTGGGTGTGAACATAGAAAACCGAACCTGCTGCACCCGATGGACCCTGCGGACCTGGGGCTGTAACGACCACCGTTGGAATGATCGGCTTGATTATGACTGCGTCTTGTTCGCTCATCGTGTCACCTGCGCTGAAACAACAACCTGGCCCTGGGCAACGCGAGTTACGACACCTGTTGGTGATGTTATTTCAAGATCATAGAAGTAAGGGCCTTCATCAATATTGCCTGTCTGTGCAGCCGAGGCTGTCACTTCAATTGTGCCTGTTGCACCTGTGATTGTTATGCCTGAACCAGTTGTTAAACTTAAAACAGCCGTTGCATCTTGCGGCAATGATCTGATTTGAAGCGCTGCTGTGTAATCGGTGATGTTTACAGGCGCTGTTGCGATACCACCGTTAATGTAAATACCTGTTGCAGCGTTTGTAACTGTGAATTGAGAACTAGATGCGCTGTTAACCGTAACATTCTGCAAGTTGTAAATGTAAGGCTGCACGCCATCAATAGAAACTGTCTGTCCTGCCGCAAATCCGTTGACGGCTGTATAAGTTACGGTTGTTCCGTTGCCTGACACATTGGTGATCTCTGCGGGCTGCTTGTAAATAAAAGTGATGAACCAATTTGCACCCTGGTCAATCGTTGTGTTGTAAATGGCCGCCATGTTGCTCCTTCGGCTACGAGACAGATTGGGTTGGTTCAATCATAGCGCTTCCGCACTTAGAGCAATGCGACATTGACTTTGGCATTGGCAAGCCACACTTTGGGCAGAAGTTTGCCAACGCGCCAAAATAAGAAGCAACGCTTGCTTTGCCAAGTAAATCAGAGAAGGCCTGAACAAGTGCATCGATACGATCGGGAGACTTTGTATCTTGCGGTGTCCATATTGTCATCTGATCCTCAAGTTGTGCAAACTCTCCAATGTGATGGATACGCCCCTGTTCATACATCGCAGCAACTGGTTCGGCCCTTAATCTTTTACCAACATGGGCGCGGACTTCTCTGATTGGTAAACCAAGCCTTACCTGTTTCAGAACAGCACTCACCATGTCGCCGCCTTGGTTAACTTCAACCAAAATGCTGTCGGCTTTCCATTCATCAAATACAGACACGGCTTTACTGGCCCAATCAAGCGGTGAACCTCGGAAGGAATAATCGCCCAAAACATAACCGTGACCTGTGGCATCTGATCCACACACGATAATTCCAGTTTCATCGCTTGCGTCAGTATTAGTTACAGCAGGGTCGATGGATACAACGATGCGGGATAAAGGTGGTGCCTTTGATAAGCGAGCGCGATCAATAAGTCCTTTGGTCCATAGTGCGCCTTCAACATCCTCGAGGATTTCACCGTATAACTCCTGGCGGCCCAGGCGTGTGCCGTTGTAGCGGGCCTGGAGTTCCAACAAGGCGGCAGGGGCAAGGTTGGCTGCGTTATCAAAGGTAGAGCCGCGTGTGACCACCACAGAGCCGTCTGTGCGGCCCGCTAAGGCCCTAATGAGGGGCGTTGGCTTAGGGGTGGTGGTAACAATAACCCTCGGATGTTCGCCCAGGCGTAGCCCAAACTGTAACTGGTCCCAAGAGTCGGAATATCGGTAAGAAGCCAACTCATCACACCAGGCTCCGTGGTGCTGCGGCCCACGGAAGCGCTCGGGTTCATCGGCAGAAAACAGTTTTATTCGGGAACCGTTGTTAAGAATGATCTCACCGTTGTTGCGGTTCCAAGTTTTAAGCATTCGGTATCTACGAAGGACTCCTAGAATTCCCGATTGGCCCTCAGCGCAGGTATCTCTAGCGTCACCGAATGTCGGGGCTACTATCGCCCACCGTGTCATCGGGTTGTTGATCGCTTCCCACGCCAACCACTCCGCTGCTGTCCTCGTCTTGCCCGCTCCTCTCCCCGCCATGTAAAGCCAAGTCTTCCAATCCCCCTTCGGTGGCAACTGTTCCGCTCTCGCTTGTTCCACCTTCCACTTCCAACGGCTGGCTGCCACCCACTCCTCGGATGAGATTGACGATGCGTTCAATGTCTCCATCAATGTCTCGGTTTCCGTCATAATTCACCACCTCTGCTTGTATCTTGGTTGGAGCATCCATACCGACCAATCTTGCCCTTCTTTCCATCAAACGGACAATCGTGTTGATGGCCTTGTCGTCACCTTTCATTGCCCTGGGCCAAAGCGCCACCTGCATACGATCCAAGCGGTCTAACTCTTGCCAGCGATGTTCCGCTATTGCCTGAGGCAAGTGGCGTGTCATTATTCTTTCCAAAGCACGCTGCGCCCCTGACGGAGACGCGTATCCGACCTCTTCGGCTATGCGCTGGAAAGTAAAGCCCGCCCTGCGAAGTTCCAGGACTTTAAGTTCCTTTGCCTCAAGTTCCGCCCCTTTGTCCAGGGGGATTGGATCGGCAAATTCTGTATTGTTTTGCTCAACTTCCTGCATATTTTGCTTAAGTTCCAGGCAAAAGTTCTGCTGTCTTGCCCGTGAACTTCTCCCATCTCGCAATAATTACATCACAGTATTGCGGGTCTAACTCGACCATGCGGCACTTACGGTTTGTCTGCTCGCACGCAATAAGGGTGCTTCCTGACCCCCCAAAGGAGTCCAACACGATGTTTCCAGGCTTTGATGAGTTAACCAGGGACTTCTGCACCAGTTCAATCGGCTTCATGGTTGGATGAAGTTCAGATCGGCTTGGGCGTTCTATCTCCCAAAGGTCCGATTGCTTTCTATCCTCCACAACGGCCAAACGAGCGGCATCAGCGTTCCAGCCATACCAAATCGGCTCATATTGGGTGTGGTAATCCTTGCGCGATAAGACCAGGCGATCTTTAGCCCAAATGACGGTGCTGCTCCAATGGAAGCCAACCTCTCGAAGGTTGCGGTCGATCACAGGCCATTCTTGGGCGCTCATCACGAGATAAATCGGTGCGCCAGGTTCGCTGTAATCTTTCAGGGTTCGACAGAACTGGCCAACAAACTCATCCCATTGCCCCTCGTTCATGTGGTCATTCATGATCGTGCGGACTTTGTAGCCTTGCTGATTGCCTTCATCTACCGCGCCATAGTTCACATTCCACGGTGGATCGGTCCAAATAAGGTGCGCCTTCTCCTCACCCATCAAGCGGGTAAAGGTTGCCTCCTCAGTTGAGTCACCGCAATAAAGCAGGTGATCGCCCAACTTCC